ATTACTTTTACGGCGCGATCTACACCAAGGCTGATGATTGCATTGCGTTCCGTTCAGCCACCTACGGCGGAACAAACGATTTCTTCCGTGGCTTCTGGCCGCAAGGCGGCCCAGCCATTTTGGCTGGCGGCAACCCATCACTGTATCTGAACCGCTGCAATGTGTCGCTAGGCGGCGCACCTGCGCTTGTGACGCCGACCGGGCTTTACGTTAACGCCGACTTTGCGGACATTTTTGTTGATGATTTTGAGACATCACAGGTTCCAAACGGCATCATCGTTAACGGATCGGGCAGCACTGTCGCCGCTGGTAAACTTGATTTGCATTTGCGCAACGTCGTCCTTGACCAGTGCAGCGCCAACGGCATTTACATCAGCGCCTTGAACGCCCTTAGCATGATTACGATTGATGGCGGCTATATCGGTATGACCGAAACTGGCGCGTCCTCAAAGGCCATTTGGTTGACGGGTAGCGTTAACGCAGGCGCGGTCGCCATTGGGGGCGGTATGCAGCTTATCAGCGGTACAGGCACCAGCAACACGGGCATTTATATCAGCCAGCAGTCTAACGTCCGCGTTGACAATACCGTCATGATCCTCGACTTCTTTAACCCGGTTGTGATCGACGGAACATCAGAGCAGTGCGACATTCGTGCGACGATTAACAACATTAACACGGGCAACGGCACAACCGCTGGCGTTTACATTAACGGCATCGTGCGCTCTAACGTGGCGTGCGTTGTTGACGGTGCGGCTAACAAGTTTGCGCAAGGTCTTCTCAGCGTTGGCACCGCCAGCGATAAGCTGACGATTGACCCGACGATGTTCAACGCATCCGCGATCAGCGGTGGTGCAGGCAACAAAGTCGTCGTCAACTCAATCCAGATCACATCGCCGGGCTATTACACAACGGCAGGCGCTGCTGGCACCAGCGGTGCTGGCATTTATGTGACCGGCATCACGGCGTAACTCGGAGATTATCATGGCAGTCTCGATCAGTAATATCATTCCGGCGAAGGTCGCTGAGAACTCGCAGACGACGCAGTACACGTCCACGGGCGTGCAGACGATCATCGACAAGTTCACGGCCACCAACTACAGCGCCTCGGCAGCGACGATCAGCGTCAACCTCGTTACGGCGACCGACACCGCTGGCAACCAGAACTTGATCGTTAAGACCAAAACGCTCCAGCCCGCTGAGACGTACACATTCCCTGAACTGGTCGGCCACGTCCTTCCAGTTAGCGGGTTCATCTCGACGATTGCAGGAACAGCAACAGCCATCAACATCCGCGCGTCAGGCCGTCTGGTCAGCTAATGCTTGAGCGGTGCTTCGACGCAGACCGTATTAACGCAGTAGTAAACGATCCTGCGGTACGGCCTTACGTCGGCGCACCAGATGCAGGCGATCTTGACGTAAGCGAATTGATAGCGCGCCCTGAACACTGGTTCTTAATGGGCGACCACGGCGGCTTTATGTTGGGTTGGTCCGCGCCAGAGACACGCGAAGTCCATACGTTTGTCTTGCCGGAAGGCCGTGGCAAATGGGCTGTCGCAGCCCGCGCAGCAATGATTAATTACGCACAATCGCATGGCACAAAGATGCTGTGGACCAAGATTGCGGAAAATGACCGCCACGTTATTCGCTACGCACGTCAGGGGGGTATGCAATTCACCGGAGACGTGCTAGAAACCTTTGGTAAACCATACCGAATTTACAGGATGGAGTTAAACTGATGCCTCTCGCGGGTCCAATTATCGGTGCTGTTGGCGCTATTGGAGGCGGTGTTATCGCGTCTAGCGCAGCTAAAAAAGCCGCTAAAACACAAGCGCAAGCGGCAGAACAGGCTACTGCTGCGCAAGAGCGGATGTTTGAGAAACAGCAGGAAATTCAGTCGCCGTTTCAGCAAGGTGGTTTGGCCGCACAGAACCGCCTTTTGGAATTGCTTGGTATTGGTCCGCGTCCTGTATCCGCCGCGCCGCGCAACGTAAATGCGTTTGCGCCGACTGCACGAACACCAGAAGCCTATGGCCTGACCGAAATTAACATCCCCAACATTATGGGTCGGCAATATGGCGACACGTCATATTTGATGGACGCGGAAGGCAACTACGACCCTAACTTCCAAATAGGGGGTAATCGGACCGGCATCTACCGCGACGCACAGGGTAACATCGTCACTGACGTAGACGCCTACATGGCGCAAAACCCGTTGCCTGCGGACGTTAATATGATGGCCGCGCCTGCAGCAGGACCGGAACCAGAAAGCGACTTTGGTAAGTACGCCCGCGACTTCGGCATGAAAGATTTTGAAGCCGACCCCGGCTACGCCTTCCGTCAGTCTGAAGGTATGAAGGCGTTGGAGCGGTCGGCAGCGGCACGCGGCGGTCTGCTGTCCGGCGGCACAATGAAAGGCATCCAACGCTTCGGGCAAGACTTGGCAAGCCAAGAATACCAGAACGCCTTTAACCGCTATCAAGTCAACCGCGCTAACCAGCTTAACCCGCTTCAGTCGCTGATGGGCGCAGGGCAATCGTCGGCTAATGTGCTGACGGGCGCTGCGGGTCAGATGGGCCAGAACCAAGCGGCTGGCATTACAAACGCCGCGCAAGCCCGTGCGTCTGGCTATGTCGGCTCCGCAAATGCGCTGGGAAGCGCGCTTGGCAGCATCGGCCAGACTGCATTGCAGTACCCGATGTACAACGCGCAAATGAACTATCTTAATTCGCTATCGTCTGGCGGCGGCAGCTACGGCGGTGGCGTTGGCGCATCTCCTGCCTCAGTAGCCCCTTCAAATTATATGTACGGCGGCGTCAACCGTAGCTTCGCGTAAAGGTATATAAGATGGCTAACCAGATGATCGCACTTCAGGCACGCGCACCGCAATCGTCGGGGCTTGGTGGTGCCGTCCAGCAGAATGCGCAGTTGATCAACATGATGATGCAGCAGAAAGCTGCCGAACGTCAGACCGCGCAAGCCAATCAGGCAATGCAGATAGCGCAAAACAAAGAAGCGCGGGACGTAACGGCTGCTGAGATTGATCTTGCGGGTAAGCAAATCGACTATCACTATAAGCGCGCGACGGCTGTCAATACGCCCCAAGGCTATCAGGCTTGGCTTGCGGGTGTGGCTAAGGATAGCCCTGAGTTTGCGGAGTTTTTCGTTACAAACTTGCCGCCGGAAGCGTTTGACCGCAGCGCCCTTATACGGATGGTTGGCAGCGTAAAGGATAACTTCGACGCGACATACGCCCCGGCAGCAACCGAAAACATCATCGGCGAAAGCGGACAGGTTGGTGTTCTTTCACGCGGCGGTTTTGGGCCACCGACGATTAAGGTGCCGCGCACGTTGGTGCCCGCGCCTACTCGTACAGGCGAAGTCGAAGTCGGCGCGCCGACGTTTGCGGATGGCGGTATGGGTGGCCCTGTGGATATGGCTGAAGCAGAACGCTTTATTCAGTCGTTTCCGACAGAAGCGCAGGCCGCTATCCGTCAACGCATCAACGAAGGCGCGCTGGGCAACATCCCAACAGGATCGCCCGTCGCACCGCAAAGTCTTGTCGCGGGTGATCGCGGCGGCGTGGGTGGCCCCTACGAAGGCTACGTCGAGGCGCCGACGCCGTTCCGTCTTAAAGACCCAATGCAGTCCCCGATGCCGTCCATCCCGCCCACAGAGGATATTCGTCGTAAAGCCGTTGCGGAGCGCGAGACGCCAGCCGAAGCCGCTGCCAGAGCGCGTGCCACAAAAACCGCAGAACTAGAAGTTGAACAAACTAAAAAACTTCCCGGCAAACGCCAAGTCAGCCTCATTCTAGGAAAAATGCGTAACGCATACGAGCAGCTTGAAAAAGCCGAGGCTATCCCATCTGAAAAGCGCGGCGGTTTTTCAAATGCGTTTGATTATCTTGCGTCTTCATCGCTTGGCCGTGAAGCACAAAAATTTGTTGGTACTGAGGAAAGCAAATATCTGTCGCAGATCGTTAATCTGCGCAAGGCGTTGGCGACCGCGATCAAGAATGCAACAGGTATGTCCGCGCAGGAAATGAACTCCAATACAGAACTTATGTTGACGCTTGATACATTATCTGACCCTACACAGGGTATTGAAGCGGCGCGGATGGCTTTGGCAGACCTTGAAGAACTTTACGGTGCGCCAAAACCCGCAGCGCCTGCTGGCCCACGTCGCACACCTGTCACGGCAGGTAGACCGCCTGCGGGTGTTAGCGCCCAAGATTGGAAGTTTATGACACCGCAGGAGCGTGCGCTATGGCAGAAATGACGATTGAGCAGCAACGCGCACTTGCCATGTCTAGGGCGCGGGCGCGGGCCGCAGCGGCAAAACAAAAAACGCAAGCCAAACCCACCGACGACGGTTTTTTGTCGGCGCTTGGCGCGGGCGCTTTGCGCACTCCGGTTAATGTTCTTTCGGCAGGCTATCGCGGCGTAGCCAATCTGTTAGATTTGGCGGGCCAACCTGATTTGGCGGCTAAAGTCCGCCGCGAAGGCGAAGTGTCGCGTAAACGCGCGATGGCCCAGATTGAGCCTCGGACGCAAGCGCGCCCCGGCACTGCATTGGCTGGCGAAATCGGCAGTAACCTTATGATTACGGCGCCTGTCATTAGCGCAGGCGGCGCTGCGATCACGCGCGGTGGTCAGGCTGTTTCACAAGCCGCACCACGTGCAGGACAAGTTATCCAGCGCGTCGGGCAGGCAACGCGGACTGGCGGTCTGGGTGCTGGGCGCACTGCCGCGCAAACAGCACAGCTATCAAAGACTGCACGCGCTGCGCAGTTGGCACAGCGCGTGGCTGGCGGTGCTATCGCGGGCGGTGCTGGCGCGGGGTTGGTCGGCCAAGATATTAGCGAAGGTGCCGCCTTTGGTGCGGGTCTTCCTGTTGTGGCGTCTGTTGTGCGTCGCCTCGGCGGTAAAGTCGTCGATCTTACCAAGATGCCCCGTCTTAAAGCCGCGCAGATCATCCGCGAAGCCTTGGGTAAGGATATTGAAAAGGCGCGCGCGGCATTTTCGACGCTCTCCCCCGATGATAAACGCTTGGCGGAACAAGTACTTATCAAAGCCGGGGTTGAACCCGACACCTTCTTTGGTCTTGCTAAGACGGCAGAGCAACAGATCGACCCAACGGCATTTCGCAACATCCTAGAAGGTCAAGCGGCCACACGCGAAGCCCGATTGGCGGCGGCGTCTGGCGGCGGCACGGCCACTGAACAGCGGGCCGCGATTGAAAGTGCGCGTAAAGGCGTCAACGTCGAAACAGGGCCGCTGCGCGAAGCGGCGCTGGAGCGTGCGAATGTCGCTGGTGACGTTGTTCCACCCGCAGAACGCATTGCAACGCTGGCACGTCAGCGCGCAGACGAAATTACTGCGTCTGGTTTTGTGCCTCGTATGCGCGGTTTGGAAGGGCGGTCGCAGGAGCAGATAGCCGCAGCGTTCCAAAATCCTGAGTTTTTCACGTTAGGCGGTCCAATCGCGCGGACCGGAGAAATAGCCGAAGGCGCCGGTCGGCGCGCAGACCAAGCGATGAATGCGCAAATGGGGCTGCGTCAGACGGCGCGCGACATGGAAGACATCGTGGCGGACTTGGCAGCCGAAGGGATGCAGCCGCTTAAAGTCGCGCCTATCGTGGCGGAAATTCGGCGCATGGCAAACGCCCCCGGCACTCGCATTTCGACCCTGCAACGTCGTGCGTTGACCAAAGCTGCCAGCCAGCTTGAGGCCGTACAAGATGCGAACGGCGTGATCGACGCACGCGATCTGTATCAGTTCCGTAAATCGGAATTGGGCGACATTATCAACGTCTTGATGAGCGCCCGCAATCAACCGCCGTCAGGCGTCAAAGAAGCGGCGGCTGGCAAGATGGCCGATGTCCGTAAACTCATTGACGATGCGATTGAGAACGCAGGCGGCGTTGGGTTTAAGGATTACTTGACCCGCACGCGGCAAGGTTTTGAAGCGGTTAACCGCCAAGAACTGGCTGCCAAGGGCGCGCAGCTTGCCAAGGAAAACCCTAACGAACTCATAAAAGTTATGGCTGGCGAACGCCCGCAGATGGTCGAAGACATCATGGGTAAAGGCACCGGCCAGTACGACATCGGAGGTTTGGCGCTGGCTGACCCGCGTCGGTATCTGGCATTGCAACAGTCGGCTGATGAATTGGCAACGCTTAATCGAATGGCTGATCTGCGTAACCGTGGTGCAGGTGCGGCGGGCAATCTTATGATTAAGGAACGCCCAAGCCTGCTGACCCGTGGTTTGGCAGCAGCGACGCTTTCCACCATTCCGTCGCTGCGGATTGGTGCGCAGGGGGCCGAGCAAGTCGAGCGGTCGCTGATGACGCCGCGTGTCCAGAAACAGCTATCAAATGCATTCTTGAGCGGTCAGGATGCGCTGGCGTTGATGAACCAATACCCAACATCGCTTGCCGCATCTGAAGCCCTTAGCAAATTGTCGCCGGGTATGCGTAACGCTATCGCACAGATCGCACGTCAGTACACAATAAGCGGTGAGTAAAAATGAACACCATTGACCAGACCGAAGCCCGTCTCAACACGCATGAGGAAATCTGCGCGTTGCGTTATGAAGGTATCTGCGCCCGGCTGAAGCGTTTGGAAAACATGGGTATGACAGTCGCGGGCACAATCATTATGCTGCTGATTGGCATTCTTATTAGCATTCTTATGAAGGGCGTCTGACATGGGTTTCCTAAACGACTTTGAAAGCAAGCTGGAAGGCGTGAACGATACTGTAGAGTTTGTGATCCGCGTTGCCATTGTCACGTTGGCCGCAGTTATCCTTGTGGTAGTTATGGCGCTGGTCGTCGGTCTGTTTGTGCCGAACGAGTTGGTGGACAGCACGGCCATCCTTGAGACGATCAACCCAGCCTTCCAGACCATCATTGGTGCGTTTGTCGGATTGCTTGGCGGGTTGAGCCTGAACGCCAATGCGCGTGACAAGGAAGTATCAGGGGTTCCATTAGAACCAACGCCAGAACCTGAAGCGCCAACACTTGTTCCCATTGTGGGAACTGAAGACGACGACGACGATATGGCCCCGTGGGAGAAACATCGTCACGATCTGCGTTGGGATGTCAACGGCGATGGCGTGGTTGACGAAAATGATTTTCCTGATTGGCGCAATGCGGGGCAGTAATGGCTGGCAATCTTTCGACAGTTGAACTGATCGGCCAGCTTTGGCCTGTCGTTCTAGCGTTTATCTCCCTGACCATCATCTTAGCTAAGATGGATGTTCGCCTTGGTGTTGTCGAAGAGAAGATCAAGACGCTGTTCGAACTATGGAATAAGGGACAGGACAAATGAGCCTTGTAAACTTACAGCAAAAGATCGGCGTGACCGCTGACGGTGCATTTGGCCCCGGCACGCTCAAGGCCGCCGCCGCCCGCTACAAACTAAACAAGAACCGCGCCGCGCACTTCTTCGCCCAGACATCGCATGAAAGCGGCGGCTTCAAAGCGTTTAGTGAAAACCTGAACTACGGCACTGCCGGACTTCGTGGCGTCTTCCGCAAATATTTCCCTACCGAATATCTGGCAGCGGTCTACGCCCGCAAGCCAGAGCGCATTGCCAACCGCGTTTATGCCAACCGCATGGGCAATGGCGACGAGGCGTCAGGCGATGGATGGAAATACCGTGGGCGCGGTGCGCTGCAACTGACAGGCAAGTCCAACTATCAGGCGTTCGCTGATTACATCGGTCGCCCTGATGTGATGACGAACCCAGACTTGGTTGCTGGCGAACTCTGCTTCGAAAGCGCCTTATGGTTCTTTGACAAAAATAAGTTGTGGATAATCTGCGATCAAGGCGTTAATGACGCTGCAATCCTTGCCTTAACCAAACGGATTAACGGAGGCACACATGGACTTGATGACCGCAAAGCAAAGACTAAGAAATACGCTTCTTGGCTTTCGTGAAAGGGTGTTTTCCAAATGCTCCCGTTTAATCCAATCATGGGGTATGTGGCAGGCGGCGCTCTCCTCATTGGCACCGCTGCCGGATGGACAGTCAAAGATTGGCAGTGCGATGCAGCGTATGCAAAGGCTTTGGAAAAAGCTGAAAAGCAGCGCCAAGCGATGCAAGGAAAGATAGATGAAGCTGCCTCTATTTACCAAGCCGAAAGCGATAAAGCCGATGTGGTGGTCGCCGGAGAGCGAGAAACGATCCGCGAGATATATAAAACTCTGCCTGCTGTCCCTGCTGATTGCGTTCCTGATCCTCGCGTTGTCGGGCTGCTCGAAGGCGGTGTCAATCGTGCCAATGCCGCTGCCGCCAGCGAACCTAGCAAGTAACTGCCCACCACTTCCCAATCCGCCCTCAACGCTTACAGATCCGGAGCGCGCGATTTGGGAAGTGGACATAATCGCCAAATATGGCGACTGCGCCTTGCGCCACAAAATGACCGTTGAAGCATGGAAACAAGCCGTCCGCTCTAAATAACCGGAGACTATTACAATGGCCCCGCTAATGACCGACGAGGATTTCATTAAGGCTTGGGAGCAGGGCAATGGAAGCCCGCGCAAGGTGGCCGAATTGCTCAACATTGATGAGCGATGGATTTACAAACGTCGCTTTGCATTGGCTGGCCGGGGCGTCATTCTGAAAACCATTCCTTCAGGTACCGCCAAGGGCAATTGGACACGCGATGACGTTGGTCGTGCATATAAAAAACAAAATGAGTTTCGGATTGACACCGGGACGATCTTAGTTTTCTCTGACGCTCACTGGTGGCCCGATCACGAACGCACCGTCGCCAATGAGGCGCTGCACGTTCTCATCAAAGACCTGAAGCCAAAGGCCATCGTTGCCAATGGCGATCTATTCGATGGGGCGCGCACCAGCCGTCATGCGCCGCTAGGGTGGGCTGAGTTGCCGTCCGTTCGTGGTGAACTTGAGATTTGTCAAGAGCGCATGACGGACATTGAGATGCTTCTGCCCAAGGGCTGCGAAAAGTTCTGGAATGTCGGCAACCATGACGCCCGCTTCGACCGGGCGCTTGTGACTAACGCACCTGAATATGAAGGCGTCGTCGAGCGGCTGGAAGATAAGTTTGACCGCTGGAACTTCGCATGGTCGCTAATGGTCAACGACAATGTCGTCATCAAACACCGCTACCACAGTGGCATCCACGCAGCATATAACAATGCCCTTAAGTCCGGCAAGACGATTGTCACCGGACACCTTCACCGTCTCGCTGTAACGCCTTGGGCGGATTACAACGGACGGCGCTGGGGTGTGGACACAGGCACGCTGGCGCAGCCGCATGGCCCGCAATTTGACTATGCAGAAAACAATCCATCACCCCACACGTCAGGCTTTGCGGTCTTGACATTTAAGGATGGCGTGCTTCTGCCGCCAGAACTTGTGGAAGTTCTTGACGACCGTGCATACTTTCGCGGTCAATGTATATACGACGGCACCGTCAGCGACTAATCAGCCGCTGCAAATACCAGATGGCTTTCAACGTATCTTCAGCCGCGCTACCTTTATGACCAGCGCGGCTGATATACTTTAGGGCGTTGCCCTTGCAGAACCCGGCGAACTCTTCCGGTGTCAGCTTGGCCTGAATATAGTCGATGGCCTCAATGCCGCCCGTCTTATAGTGCGGCGGGTGGTTTACCATGTCGGTCATTACATCATTCCCTTCATAATAGCGGCGCGTTCTCTGGCGGCGCGCAGGGTTGAGAAACGCTGATGCAGGCGCCGGACGATAGCCGGGCGCTTATGCTGTGTGATCTCTTCCTGTAGCAGTTCGGTGATCTGCTCTTCAGTCATGTGCGTCAGCTTGGAGCACACCTGATGCCATGTTAACTTAGCCATTCTTCAATTCCTCAATAGCAGTTTCAGAGACGGTGCGCTTGTCGTGCAGCGCCGCCCAGATGCGTTCGTCAATAGTCTTTTCCGTCAGCATGACGTAAACCCAAACATCGTTCGTCTGACCACTGCGGTGCAGGCGCCCAACGGTTTGTTCGTATAACTCCAGCGACCACGGCAGCGACAGGAACACCATGTGGCAGCCGCCGTGTTGGAGATTAAGCCCGTGCCCAGCCGACTTCGGGTGGACGAGTAGCAACTCAACTTCACCCTTGTTCCAGCGTTCGATGACGTTGGCGTCGTCAATCGTCTGGGCGTGCGGGAAGCGGCGCTTCAACTCGGACAGTTCTTCTTGATATGAATAGACAACAATCGTGTTGGCCCGCTGGTTCTCGGCCAGCAATTCTTCCAGCCGGTCAAACTTATGGCTGCTGAACCAGATCGACGGCGATGTGCTCTCGCGGTTGTAGACAAACCCTGACGCCATCTGTTGCAGCTTGGTCGTCACCGACGCGGCGTTCTGCGCGATGACGCGCTCGTCGCCGAAGCGCACGACATATTCGGCCTTCATCTTAACATATGGGAGCCGATCTGTTAAAGAAACCCGCACTTCGTTAACATGGCACGGCGGCAGCTTGTCCTTATATTCGCCCGGCTCAAGGACGTAGGTCGCGGGGCGAATGCGCTGCATGACCTGTTCCAGCGCCAGCGGCGCAGGCGTCCACTGACCGAAGTCGCGGTTGATGCAGACGAAATACTGTTGCAAAAATGCACCTTTAGACCGACCCAGCAACCCTTGGTCGATGATCTTGCACTGGCCGAAAACATCCTCAAGGCCATTGGATGTGAACGATCCGGTCAAGCCCCAGCGGATGTTCAGCTTGGCAATGACCTTTTCCAGCGCCTTGAAGCGTTTGCCTGACGGGTTCTTCAGCCGTGTCAATTCGTCGAACACGATCCCGTCGAAGCGGTCGCAGTTGTGCGCGACGGTCGGCAGGTTGTCATAGTTGGTGACGACCACATCTGCGTCGCTATCAAACGCTGCCTGTCGTTGCTTTGGTGTGCCGACGCCAACGGCGACCTTCAAGCCGGGCGCCCACTTCGGTGCCTCGACAGGCCACACGTCGGTGCAGACGCGCTTGGGGGCCAGCACGATCCAGCGCCGGGCGTGGCCGTCGCGGATCATCTCAGCCATCGCCGTCAGCGTGATCGCGGTCTTGCCAGCGCCGACCGGTGCCAAGATCATGGCGCGGTCACGCTCGAACAGAAACGTCGCCGCTTCCTGCTGGTATGGCCTTAGCTGAAGCGGCTGCACCACAAGTCCACATCCTCCTTAGACCACAGGCACGCATAGTGCTGGTTCGTATGCTCCATCTCTTCAGAGAAGATTTCCTGCAACGCCGACAGCCGACCGCCGGGCTTCTTCAGTTCGACGAACCAAGCCTGACCGTTCGGCATACAAGCGATGCGGTCGGCGACGCCGCGCTGCGTGACGCTGCGGAACTTATAGGCGTGGCCGCCCATCTGCTTCACGCGCTTCACAAAATACGCCTCGATTTCTTTCTCTGTCATGACCGACCCTTACGAAAAAATTTTTTGCATTTCAACCCTTGCATCAAATTTTGCTGTGTGTATGCTGGCCGTCCAAACAGTAAAGTGAGGTGAGATATGCAACATTCGAAGATCGTTGGCGGATCGACCGCCAAGCGCGTCATCAACTGCCCCGGCAGTGTGGCGCTGGTGGACAAGATGCCACCGCAACCCAGCAGCAGCTACGCCGACGAAGGCACGCTCCTGCACGATACCATTGCCGACATTCTTGACGGCAAAGGTTTGGTTAGTGATTATCTGGGCCGCAAGCACAACGACATCGTGCTGACGCAAGACCTGATCGACCGCAAACTAAGCGTCGCGCTAACGGCGCTGATGGAAGTCGATCCTAATTTGGAGATGGAATATGCGGTCGAAAGCAGGGTGGGCTTTGGCGATCTTTTGCCTGACGTGTTCGGTTCTACTGACCTTCTGGGGCGCATTGGTGATCGGGCTATTGTGCTGGATTGGAAGTTTGGTGATGGCGTTCCCGTCGAAGCGGAAGAAAACGCGCAGCTTCTCTTCTATGCTGCGGCTGCTAAACGAACGCCGGAGACGGCATGGGCGTTTGAAGGCGCAAGCGAAGTCGAACTCGTCATCGTCCAGCCACCAAGCATCAAACGCTGGCTGACGACGCTGGATCGCGTTAAGGAGTTCGAAGATCAGTTGGTCGCTGCCGTAAAGGTCGCGCTCAAGCCTGACGCTCCGCTGGCAGCGGGTGAGCATTGCCGCTGGTGTGCCGCCAAGCCTGTCTGCCCTGTGATGACCGGCGCTGTGGATCGTGCGCTGAAGGCCAAGATCGAACTGATGCCGGTCGATCAGATCGGGCATTATCTGGATCAACTGCCGATGATCGAAGCGTTCCTGAAAGACCTGCAACAGTTGGCGCACGGTCTGATGGAAGAAGGCAAAGCCATCCCCGGATGGAAGCTGGTCAACAAGCGCGCCACACGCCAGTGGACGGACACCGACAAGGCTGTTGCGTTCATGACGCAGATGGGCGTAGAACCATTTGAAGAGAAATTGATTTCGCCCGCCGCGGCGGAAAAGGTCTTGAAGAAGACCAAACAGAACTTGCCCGACGATCTTGTGGTCGCCGTGTCAAGCGGCAGCACATTGGCCCCGGAAAGCGATCCGCGTCCAAGTGTTGTCTCCATCGGCCAGACGCTCAAAAAAGCTATGGCTAAACTCCAGTAAAGTAAGGACTAAAATAATGTCGAATGAAGTATCTAAATTTGCCGCCGCTGGTCTGCCGTCCGTGCAGTCGTTTGCCGCTTCTCTCCGCAAGATCGTCGCTGATGTGGCCCCATCTGGCACTGTCATCCTCAAGATGGACAAGGCCGGTCACTGGGTATTTGGCGCGGATCAGACCGAAGTCGAAGAAGGCAGCATCTGGGCCGTCAATCCGTTCTCGTTTGTCCACGGCTTCATTGCTTGGGGTGACGGCACGGTCTTGGCCGAGAAGATGGTTCCGGTTACTGAACCGCTGCCTGATGTCGGTCCTGCTCCCGATGGCGCAAAGCGCGGTTGGGAAATGCAGATCGGGATGTCGCTGGCTTGCACCAACGGCGAAGACGAAGGAATGCAGGCGCGCTACACGGTGACATCTGTCGGCGGTAAGCGTGCGGTGCAGGGTCTGGCTCTTGCCATTGCCGATCAGGCAGACAAGAACCCAGACATGGCCGTTCCGATGGTCGAACTCAAGAAAGAGCACTACCAGCACAAGTCCTACGGGCGCATCTACACGCCTGTGTTCGACATCGTTGATTGGAAGTCGCTTGATGGCGTCAGTTCCGACGCTGCTGCTGATGCTGACGAGCATGACGAAGAGGCGGAACAGGCAGCGCCCGTTCGTCGTCGTCGCGCGGTAGCGTAAGGGGGCGCGAAAGCCGGGGCGGTAGCACCGCCGTCCCGGCGAGTAGCGGATGAAGTGAGGCGTCCGTGACTATTCTTTGGCTTGATTTCGAGACACGCAGCCGCTGCGATCTGCGCAGCAAAGGCGTTTACAATTACGCGCAGGACATGAGCACCGACGTGCTGTGTATGTCCTACGCCTTCGACGATGACGACGTTCGGACGTGGCTCCCCGGTGAGCCTTTCCCTGACGCCGTCCGCAACCACACCGGCCAGATCAGGGCGCACAACGCAGCGTTCGAGCGTCTGATCTTCTGGTATGTCCTGCAAGTTCCGTTCGCGTTGGAGCAGTTCTACTGCACCGCAGCCCAAGCCCGCGCCAACTGCGCGCCGGGCAGCCTTGAGGATGTCGGGCGGTTCGCTGGGGCCAGCATGAAGAAAGACCACCGCGGATCGCAACTGATCCGTGCGCTGTCCATCCCGCAGAACGACGGCACGTTCCGTGAAGACGCCGCGCTGATGGCTGAGATGATTGCCTATTGCGAACAGGACGTTCGTGCTATGCGGGCGATCAGCGAAGCCCAGCGGGAGTTGTCGTCAGATGAACTGCGAGACTATCACGTTAATGAGCGTATCAACGACCGTGGTGTCTTGCTTGATAAACCTGTGGCTCTGGCGGCGATCCGTTATGCTGAAGCGGAAGCTGTTGAGATACAAGAAATTGTGCGTGAAGTTACTGACGGTGAAATTACGTCCGTCAGGGGGCCGAAGATGCGGGAGTGGGTTCTTGCGCGGGTCGGCCCGGAAGCGATCCGCCTAGCGACGATCCACAAGGATGGCGTCGAGAAGCAATCCATTGATAAGAATGTCCGTGCCAACCTGTTGGCCTTAGCTGAGGAGAACCCCGATGAAGTCCCGCATGAAGTGGCGGAGGTTATCCAGTGCGCGGACGATCTCTGGGCATCGTCCGTTGCTAAATTCGCAAGGGCTGCTGACCTTGCTGATGAGGAAGACAGCCGAGTTAGAGGCGCGTTCGTATTTTCTGGAGGGAGTGCTACTGGCCGCGCTTCGTCATTCGGACTTCAGGTCCACAACTTTCCCCGTCGCTGCGCCGCCGACCCTGCACTGACCCGTGAGGCTATGGTGCGCGGTCACAAGATCGTGCCCAAGCACGGCAAGCGCGTCACAGACGTATTGAAGGGGATGCTGCGGCCATCGCTGATGGCAGAGCCGGGCAAGCATCTGGTCGTCGCCGACTGGGCTGCGATTGAGGCGCGGGTGACGCCGTGGGCGTCGAACAGCAACAGCGGCGCTATGAAGCTGGACATCTTCGCCAAGGGAGAGGATGTCTACAAGCACAACGCAGCGGCCACCTTCCGTGTTCCCTACGCCGAAGTCGATAAAGACCAGCGCCAGATCGGGAAGGTGCAGGAACTGGCCTGTGGCTTTGCTGGCGGCGTCGGTGCGTTCGCGTCGATGGGTCGCATCTATAACGTCGTCCTGACCGAGAGCGAGAGCCGCAAGATGGTTGACGCATGGCGCAGGGCCAACCCGTGGTCTGTGCCTTACTGGGCGCGGCTTGAGGAATGCTACATGGGCGCGATGCGCCATCCCGGCATGGAGTTTACCGCCGGTCGCGTCACATATTTATTTGATAAACTGCATCTTTGGTATGCCCTGCCGAGCGGACGTGTGCTATGTTACCCTTTCGCCCGCTTCGATGAGGAGGGCAACGTCACCTATGCAAAGGCGTCTTGGAAGCCTGCCGCCGATGCAACGGAATGGCCGCGCGCCCGTCTCTGGAAGGGTCTGGCCTGTGAAAACATTACGCAAGCGATAGCCAACGATCTGTTGCGCCATTCGCTGTCGCGGCTTGAGGAAGAGGGGTTGGATGTGGTTCTCCATGTGCATGATGAAATTGTCTTGGAGACTGCCGACCCTGAAGCCGCTGCCGCTGCATTGCTGCGCGTGATGACAACCGCCCCAGCTTGGGCGCAGGGCTTGCCCCTGAACGCCGAAGTCGAGATAATGACACGTTATGGAAAATAGGAGCAAAGCGATGAGTGAGGATCGCACTAAATTTATTGAGTTCGTAACAGGGCTTGTGGACGCAGAGGGCGAGACAGCCCTGATGTTGCGTCAGAAACCTACGTTGGTGGACGGCCAGATCATCTACCACGGCGATGGTGCACCCAAGGCGGCGTGGATCACTACGCTTCCTGAGAAGGCCAAGATCAAAGATGACGAGGCGTGGTATATCAACACCGGGTCGTTCATCGTTGATCGTTTTAAGGACGGCAAGCCCAGCTTTAAGAGCGAGAACTGCGAATATGTCCTGTTCATGATGTTGGACGACATCGGCACGAAGTCGAAAGTCCCGACGATTGAGCCGACATGGGTGTTGGAGACATCCGCTGGGTCGTTTCAATGGGGCTATGCGTTCAGCGCACAGCCAACCAAACATGAATTTTCGGCAGCAATCAAAGCCATCGCGGATGCTGGCTATACCGATCCCGGCGCTATCAACCCAGTGCGTAACTGCCGCATCCCTAACAGCATCAATCTCAAGCGGGGGCGCGACAACTTTCCAGCGCGGCTGGTGTCATTCAATCCAGAGCGCGAATACACGCTGCCTGAGATTTGCGCTGCGCTTGAAGTAACGCCCGCTGATCCTGATAGCGCCAGCTTCAAGGCGGTTAACATCCGTGACACGGGCGGCGACACAGTCCTGCAATGGCTGTCGGAAAAGAACTTGGTTCTTACCAACGTCAATAACGAGGGCTGGTGCGGCATCGTCTGCCCCAACCATGAAGAACACACCGATGGCAACATCGAAGCGCGCTATAAGCCGCTGGACCGCTCGTTCTGCTGCTATCACGGTCACTGCCAGCACATCGACAGCCGCACCTTCCTGAATTGGGTTGCTGAGAACGACGGCCCCAAGGTGATGCCGGGGCTGCGTGATGAACTGATTGCTGAACGTATGAAGCAGATGGCCGACAAGATCGCACCGACCGAAGCGTTCCCTGACGAGGCAGCAGCTATCGTTAAGGAAGTCGAGCGCAAGGAAGCAGGACGGCTGGAAAAAAACGAATGGTTCGAACGTTACGCTTACGTTCAGTCGGACGATAGCTATTTCGACATGGTGACGCGTCGTGAGACGCCGCGCAACGTCTTCAACGCGCTGTTTCGTCACGTTGACTGTCGGTCAGTCCATTTGCGCTCCAAGCGTGTGCAGGCGTCCGTCTATTTCGATGAGCGCCGTCAAGAGAGCGGCGCGCCTGCTGTTATCGGTATGACATATGCGCCGGGCGAAAGCGTGCTGGTGGCGCGTGATGGTCTTGTTTACGGCAATCGCTGGGTCAATATGCGCCCCGATATGTCCGGCAGCGACAAGATCGTTGACCGTGACATTTCTGTCTGGGTCGATCACTGCCGTGCGCTGGTTCCCGAAGCGGTCGAACTTGACCACATCTGGAATGTGATGGCTTACAAAGTCCAACACCCGAATGTGAAGATCAATCACGCTGTCCTGCATGGCGGCGATGAAGGGTCGGGCAAAGACAGTATGTGGGCGCCGTTCCTGTGGGCCATTGGCGGTCCGCACCAGCATAATCGCTCGATCATTGAGAACAAGGGGCTGGACAGCCAATGGGGTTATGGCCTTGAGGCTGAAGTTGTCATCCTAAACGAATTGAAAGAGCCAGAGGCGAAGGAACGCCGGGCGCTGTCGAACAGGCTCAAGCCGATCATCGCTGCGCCGCCTGAGACGCTGACGATCAACCGCAAAGGTCTGCATCCGTATGAGATGCTCAACCGCTTGCAAGTTATCGCGTTCACGAATGACCCCATGCCTATTTCGATCCCGACACAAGATCGCCGCTGGTTCTGCGTCTGGAGCCATGCGCCCAAGATGGACGCTGACACGGCTGATGCGCTATGGGCTTGGTATAAGGACGGCGGCTTTGCCAAGATAGCCGCTTGGCTCTGGCAGCGCGATGTGGCAGCGTTCAATCCGGCTGTGGCTCCGCCAGTGACCGAATGGAAGCTGAACATGGTCGAGCATGGCTTGAGCGTTGCAGAAAGCTTCCTTGTCGATCTTATGCGCAACAAGGTTGGGCCGTTCAGCAGCGGCGTTGTCGGTGGGCCTTTCCACCGCCTATGCGACCAGATCGTGATGAACCATGTGCCGCCGGGCACAAAGGTTCCGCAAGCGGCTCTGCTTCATGCGTTCAAAGAAGGTGGCTGGATTGATTGCGGGCGTGTCGGGTCATCTGACTTCCCGACAAAGCGGCACATCTACGCCGACCCTGAGATTGCGAAGAAATATTCAAAGTCCGAATTGCGCCGCATGATAGAAAATGTTGCATCGGTCGGTCAAAAGGTGGTAAACATCCGCTAGTCGTTTGCTCCGACTGCACTAAACCCCCGGCAGGCTCACTACTGCCGGGGGTTTTTCTTTATCTAATGCGCGTCACACTCGTCATGCGCGTTTGTTTGTTTGTCTTGCATCGAAAATATCGGTCGTGCCGGATGCCTGTCTGGCTGGCATTGCGGGCGATGCGGGTAACGTCGGCGGTTGTCGGGGCTGGAAATTCCTTCACATCGCCGACTTCCATTTCGAGCAGCTTAAAGACGGGTGGTCTACCAAATGTCATTTCAAATGCTCTCCTGCTTCGATCTGCGCGCTAATCCAGTTGCGCACGATGGGGTCGGGGTTGGTTTGCAGCCACGCCACGATCTTCTCCCGCTCATCCCGGCGGATGGCTTCCTGCGCCAGTGTGATCCAGAAATTGACCTGATCGTTTACAAAGTCAGGGACGTTGCGTTGCAATAGGTTTGTTACCAGTTCTAGGTTCATTGTTCTTGGCTCCTTGCGCCTATGCGTCCCAGCATGGCTAGGACAGTGGTCGGGTCGCGTTCCATGATGCGCCCGATCTGCGTTGTGTTATATCCCTGTTTCTGTAGGGCGTCTGCGGCGG